ACGTATTGTTTGTACTCGTCGCTTAGTACAGGAACGGTAGTTTTAATAGTTGATATGCTATTTTGTAAATCAAATAAACTTTTAACTACAGAATCTGTATTCAAGACTCTGGTTAATTTTTGTTTAAGTGTTACTAGGTCATGTAGGTGCATTGTCATATTTTACTCGAAGCTGAATAAATCATCAAACGTTGTTTTAATATCTGTGCTTTCTGCAATCCGCCATTCCAGCACACCCAATAAGTTTTCTACCTTTTGATCTACGATAGTTGATTCCATTAGGTTATCGTCAAACGGCAAGTCCTTAAACCACTGCGGGATATGTGTTTCATCTGTAGGATAACCTACACTAATGTAACCAACTGGATTATCTTTGAGTTTGCACACAACAGTTTTCATGCCATCAATAATAGTGGTACTATAGTTGTCGCCGTGCATACGCTTTAGGTTGTTCCAGTTCATTGCAGCACGAACATGTCCGGGCATGTTGGCTTTGCCTTCACGTTGCTCTGCGGCTGTGTACTTGGTCAAGTTGTTTACACGTTTAGGTGTACCTTTTTCCCAGGCTGGTCTTTCTGCAAACTTTAATTTAAAGTCTTTGACTTTGACAATAATAGCTTCTTTCTCGGCACCTGTGAGCACATCCATAAGCAATTCACTCAGGAACTCCTGTACTATCTTAGGCGTATCACTACGCTTCAAATCAAGTCCCATTGCTTTCATTTTGCCTGGTTTACCGTGAGTATCGAGACGATTACCTTCTATATCAAACACTAAAATGCCGTAACGCTTTTTCTTAATAAACAGACCTTTTGAAGCAATAAGTTCACGACCGCCTTTGATAATACTACCCATCTCGCGCGGACAATGACAAGCACGTTCCATGAATCCCGGGAATGAATCATTTACAGAGTCTGCAATAGTATCGTATAACTGTACACAGATTTCTCTATTCCATTCCATGCGCCCAGATTCTACTTCCTCTTTGATTTGCGGCCAGGCTGAGAAATAGACCGAGTCCGTGTCGCCGTAGATGACTGATTTGCCAGTGTGATCGTATTCCCCGGTAATAGCTTCGTTAACGTGTGCGTCCATGTGTTTGGCAATAATGCGACCCGTAAGTGTCGTACTTTGGCCAATGCGCTGGTCAAAGAAGCGACAGCCCGGATTGAGGATCGCACCATATAGCGAGTTGAGGTTAATTTTTTTGACGAGCTGTCTTTTGTCCCAGAACGCCGTATCTTCCGGAGATGTTGCGGCTTTCTTTTTAGCTTGCATTTCTTTACGTTCTGCATACCACCTTTCTAACAGTCCGGGAATAATTCCTTTTGTGTTATGTTTAAAAATTGTACCATTGGCACTGAATGTCCAAGGTTGGCGACTATCAAATACCAAGCGCCATACGTCCGCGGCACTCATTATGTCGCTACTTCCGTCTTGCCAATCTATAGTAATCTCAGTACCTATTTCGCCAGCCATTACTGCTTGATACTCTAAGCTACCAAACATGTTTTCCCATGCATCAGCAAAACTTGAACCTGCATCCATCTTTTCTTTGATGTAGTGATCAGTCATAATAGGACGAAGTTGTCCTACAATGGTTTCTGGCCCCATGTTAAGGGCACGAATAGCCGAGGGATAGAGACTGTTGATATCGATGGCACCGATGTATTCGTGCATTCCTTTTTTGGGATAAGCAACATAGGCACCTGCCGCTTGCGTGTTTCCTTGATCATCTCTTGCTCTCCTGTTGGGCACAACCAAACCTCGGCTGTGCGATTCGTTAATAATAGCTTGTTCTGTAACTGCCACAGCGCCCATAGTGGTTTGTAGCAATACAGTATTGTCATGTGCCAATTCATTGGCCAGATCTAAGAAGCGCAACTTCTTATCTAGTTTGGCCAACAGTAGGGTATCTTGTCTATTGTAGTCAATAAACTTTGAGAATTCTTTGTTGTATAGTTGATCCAGGGTGCCTTCATATGCCAACTTAGATCCAACTTCTTCGTACTCGCCGATAGCATCTAAACTATAGCTATGACGTTCTTCGTATGTGTACTTGCGGTACAGTTGCATATAGTCCAAATGCACACGGCCCAGCAGGTCAAATGTTAATTGTTCTGCACCAAAGCGTTCAAACATACGTTGCTTAGGTAACTGACCCCACAAGCATAGTCTACGAGTATCATCCTTGCTCAAGACCTTGGTAATACGCATAGTGGTATAGGGAATATCAAAGCCCTCTGAGTTCCAACCTGATAGGATATCTGCATCTTGAATTACATCTAAGAACGTATCGAGCATGTCTGCTTCACGTTCAAATAAGAAACAGTTGTCGTATGTATCACAGATCTCCTGTGCAGATTCCCAACTATAACTCTTAGGAGGCACAACCAGGGTAACCATCTTATCCATCCAGTCCAAATAGATTGATATACTGGTAATTGGATTAAATGGATCTTCGGACTTACTATAACCTCTAAGTGGATCAAAGTCCACCTCAATATCGAAAAAGGCTGTTTGTAGTTTTGGTGATGTGGCACCTAGGTAGTTTTCTTCTAAGCATCGGAAGATGGGATTAATATCCGACTCCCATAACTTCTTACCTGAGTTGATTCGTTGTTCCTTATGGAACTCCTTGCCATTGCGTGTGCTAAAACGTGACACGGGTGTGTCGTAGATAGTGCGGAACTTGCCGCGGGGGTCATCGTAGTAAAAAACATAGTTAGCAGGATACTCTTTGTATACACGCTCACCATCAATACGTTCTACTACGTGGATGCGATCTTTATCGCGATCAAACAATGCGTCAATATATGACATTTACTCTCCAATTTTGTGTCGCTTCGAGCCGACACTACTCTGCTTGTCCGTAAAGTGGACGACTCTTACTAATATTTACTCTTGTAAGTATAACAGTTAAATATTAGTATGTCAAAATATAATAGATTAATTGCCTACGGATCAAGCCCAATTGATGGCACTGAACTATTGGGCAATTCGGGGAAAGACAAAACTTTAGCATTTCCTGCCAAACTTGCTCGTGCATTAGAATTAGATTATGTATGCCGCGGCAAACCATTATCAAGCAATAGTAAGATATCTCGTAAAGTACTAGGGTCTGAACACACAGATACCGATTTTGTATTTGTACTATGGTCATCACCTAATCGCTACGAATTTAAAACTGAACAAGGGTGGAACGGATTTACAGCACATTCTGAAACTGACAATGGATTAATACGTGAATGGCTAGATGGTCCCGGTAAGCTAGAGTATACGGAAGTATATATGTCGCTTAAAGACATTGCGCTTACGCAAACATATTTGAAACAAAATAACTTATCTTATATATTTTCCATGGACAACAATGCTATCAAGGATAGTTATTGTTTTAATAATCCTGATCCGTATCTTGCTAGTATTAAATCATTGATAGACTGGGATAAGTTCCAATGGTTTGACAACAACGGATTTATCAATTGGGCAAAACAAAATGGGTTCCCGTTTATAGGAACCCATGCTGGTGCCGAAGCACATAGTATTGCAACCGATTATGTATTAAACCATTGGATGACCAGTTTTGTTAGTCCTACAGAATCAATACAAAACAGCAACGCATAATTGGCCAGCATGCCAAATGATCCGCGTGTCCATGCTGCCCAAGAATAGATTATTGTACTAATTACCCATATAGTATACAGTGGCAACAGCGGCGGGTTAGGTAAGAACCATGTCATGCCTAGAGCACAACCTACGCTACCAAACCAACCTATTATTTCTAAAACACAACGTAATGGGTTTTCTTCATAATCCTTGCGGATGTATGCAACAACATTTGATATCAAAGTGTTTTACCAACAGTTTCTAAAATAGTGTTCAACTCGTCGTGATCTTGGTTAGTAGATCCTAGTGTTGATTTTTGTGCAATCTTGATAGCTTTCTTTAGGATAGCTGGTTTGATTTCCATTTCTTCGGCGATGGCTTTTACAGTATCGTTAAGCCCTGCGTTCAAGTCTTCGATTTCTGTCAACACAGCCATACCTTCATTAATTATCTGAGTGAGCTTTGCACGTTGCTCGTTTGAAAACATTCTTGCAGTCATTTTTGATTCTCCGTTAAAAGTTTATTATACTTGATTTATTTGCAAAACACAACTATTTTGATAAATATTAGTGTAGTTCGCGATATGGGGATATCCAACTACTCTAACAGTTTATAAGGAACTATCAGCAATGATATTTATCAACAACAAATATACCAAATTCTATTATAGCATCATTTCTAACGCACAATCAAGAGTTTTATCAAAAGAAGTATACACAGAACGTCACCATATTATACCAAAAAGTTTAGGTGGCAGTAATTCAAAAAATAATTTAGTTAAACTAACTGCTCGAGAACATTTTATATGTCATTTACTCCTTACTAAAATGACCAAAGGCGAAAATAAAATGAAAATGGCAAAGGCGGCATTTATGTTTGCTACAGCGTCGAATAATCAACTCCGTTATAAATTAAACAGCCATTGGTATGAATCTCTGAGATTAAAATCATCCGATGCAAGACGTAACGTTCCGTCGCCTTTAAAAGGTATAAAAATAACAGATGCCGAGAGATTAGATCAAATAAAACAATCTATTAAAGAACGAGAGTTAAAGTATAGCACTGGACAACTATCCCGTGGTAATATGGGAAAGTATGAACGTAGCAAAGAATATATAGAATATCTTCGCGTAGATGTTAAAAATAGAAAAGGATTCTCAACTAAAGGGCAATCGGCTGAAGCAAGAGAACGGGCCGCTAAAAATATATCAATTGCTAGAAAAGGTCAACCTGCTCACAATAAAGGTACAGCCCCATCTCGGGTTAGTTGTTTATGTTGTAAGGTAGAAGTTGATATCAGAAACTTTGCTCGATATCACAAGGAATGTAAAACCGCTTTTTCCAAATACATTCCGGAGCACGACTTCCATATATTCGAAGGGCAGCGGCGAGCCCATTCACACCGTAATTAAACGGATCCTAAGGTGAATCTCTTATTTTGGTATACAGTTAGGGACCATATGGTCACCTTTTTTCTTCATACCAACTTGTTTGTAATTTTTCCAACAATCCTCATCTAAGAATGTGTCGGCAAGTTTTTTGCATAGTTCTTTAAGTTTTGGATTACTTGTTTCTGTACTTGTATCTTCTTCTTGTGTGGGGTCTTTGTAACCGCAATAAACGTGTTTAATGCCGCTATGAGCAATTAGATCTTCACAGCTTTCGCCTGAGCGTTCATCCATTGGACGATTGCAAGGACTTAATGTGGTTACTATAATACAATCAGCATCAGCATCGGTACAACGTTCTAATGCGGCACGCTCGGCATGTACTCGGCGCCCATCTTCGGTCGCACAGTTAACACCATATATGCGTCGACCATCTGGATACACTACACAAGCTCCGACCATACCATAAAACTCTGAATCGGACTCTTGGCCGTCAAGAACCATTTCACAGCAACGTGCAAGTATACTATCTAATTCTTCTTGGGGATCAGACTGGGCTGTAAGGATTTCGTTTATAATCACTATCGTCGCCTTCTGCTTGTTCTGGCCAAACTGGGTAGTCGTTCATTCTGGATTTGCTTGACTAAAGTTACGCATAATAATGCCAGCTTCAGCATTGGCTTCATTTTCTTCTTCACTGCCAGTTTCGCCACTTGTATCATCCAATTGATCTTCACATGCTTGTTTGTAGTGTACAAGTTCGTGTGCTAGTGTACGTAACGCATCTTTTGGATGGCGTCCTTTTGTCACTAGATAGATGCAACCGTCGTCTGGACTAAAACAACCAAATGTAGTCCCGTCTGCGCCTGGCACACGGTCGACTACTTTAATTACAGGTAATGTATTGATTCCTAAATGCTCTTTGGCAAACGGCAAAAATGA